CGGCTGCCGCCGCTACGGGCACCCTGGCACAGACCGTTGGCAGTATGTCCATAACGGCCTCAGAAGCCGCAGGAAGGCGTATGAGCTTCGGAATGTGGGTATATACCAAGGATACGTCCGGGGTCAAAATACAGCTCTCTGACGATGATGGCGATACTCCGTCCTCGTTGCATGGTGGTACCGGCTGGGAGCTACTCACGGTAGAGAAAAACATCTCTCCCACGAACGCAACGACGCTCACAGCGACATTGATTGTGGCAGGAGGTACGACCGGTGCGACAGCATTTTTCAACCGCGCATGGCTTTACTACGGGGAGTCAAATCTTATACAGGACGTGTACCCGTGGCGCGAGGCACACCTCATCAGGCGGGATGCGACCACGCAGAAGGTTCAACTCTCTTGGATTCCTACCAATGGACGGCAGATCCGCATGGTCGGGAGGCAGTATCTGTCAGAACTCGGCAGTGTGGCCTCAACGCAGTGTACGAACACGATGGAGCTTGACGAGGGAACCGCACAGATCCTCTACGGAGCCGCAGCAGAAATCCTCTATGAGCGAGAAGGACTCACCACAGAAGAGTTTGAAAGCATCGCCAGGAGAATCCAGATCATAGACAGAAAGAAGGATGCGACAAAAGCGTGGGGATACATCATTCCCCAGATTCCCACGATTCGTAGTCCCTATCAATAATGTCCATCATAAGTACCGGCTCACGGGTAGATACCCCTTACGACATCTACTTAGAGGTAGATAACCAAAAGCTGGGCTTCTTACTGAACGATGTCGAGGGAGTCATGGGCTACCGTGCGTCGCTCTCTGAACAGGTCACACCTCAGTTCAATACTGCATCCTTCGATTACGCCTCTGTACCTATCGAGGTGGAGATACCAGTCGCCTATGAGAACTGGCAAGGTGGTTGTGGATTCAACTCGGTGGAGTATGAAGAGGCACAGTCACTGACGAAGTATTCGTTCACGAGAGGTGTGGATGCCAGTTACGCGGGGAAGCTCTATGCCGGACCTGATGTGGTCTATCACACGACAGCCGCTGGAAGTTATAACTTCTTTACATCTTCTTACGGTGTTGCACGAGATCCGAACCCACAGGTCAAGTTCTACTACGCACCGAGTAACGGGTATGTATGGGCCTTTGGGGGCCAGTATCTGTGGTATTTCACGGGTGGTACGTGGACCCAGGCAAGCCTGAGCTTTTTATCTGGGTATGCGATCACTGACATTATCGACTTCAATGGGACGCTCTTTGTTGCAGCAATGGTGACATCCACCGGTGCCGCTATCAAGTATTACTACTCAACTGACTACGGCGCGACATGGACGCAAAGCACTCTCACCAACGCAGAGATGTCATTCTTTGCTATCCGGGGCGAGACATCTGGCAGTCCGTACCTGTGGGGTGTGAACAATAACGGTGTGCTTCGGTCGAACGTAGACGGTACTAATACAGGTGGTGCGTGGTCTGGAGCGGTAGCACTGGGTGACGGACTGAACGATACCGTCACCGGCATGATCATCGGTGGCAACTATATATATGTATTCAAGGTGAACTCCATCTGGCGTACAGACGGCTCGGATTCACTCTGTGTGTGGGATAACACCAGTAACGCAGAACGCTGGTACTCACGCGCTGGGAACGGATCACGTCCGTTTGTGTGGAGTGACGGCAATATATATGTGCAGTACGGCAGACGCATCTTACAGATAGACCCGAACAACAACACACAGACCGTTGTATGGCCTCCCAGCGCGGCTCAGGCTGGCTCTGAAGAGCTTGACGGACGTATTACGGGCATCACTGGTGACTCTGAGTGGCTGTATTTCTCACTCATAAACGATAAAGGCGTGAGTTACATAATGAAGGGTGTACCAGGTACCACGAACTTCCATACGTTGACGTACATCCAGTACCCAGCGATTAAGGGTATCGGTGTATTCGGTGCCGGGATGATTACTGACACCAACCCGTACTTATTGTTCGGAACTGATGCGACTGGCATAAGTGCTCCGTCGAGCTACGGGTATCTCGGAGGCTTCAGACTGCCGAAGGTAGGGATGCTACCGGATACAGATCCAGATTATGCGTTCGACTCTGATTACACGCAGGGTCAGTATGTGGTTGGCCCCTGGGTGGATGTCGGGCAAGCAGCATCGAGCAAGCTCCTGAATGGTGCTCGTGTGCTCTCCACCACTGCTAATGAGTCCTCCCCGACCACGATTAGCTATGTGACTGATACCACGAACTATGCAGATACGTTCATCGAGAACGTACAAAAGGGTGACATCACTGGCACGGTCATAGGGACTGCCACAGATGATGATGCGTCCTTCAGGATTACGACAGAGATCAGGTTCAACAAGATTCGGTACATAGTGAAAATGACCCGTGCGACCGAAAAGAACGTCGCGTCGATTGATTCAGTGGTACTGGACACCACGATTGCTCCCAAGCGTAGACGTTTGTTCGAGTGCGACATCTTGGTAGGTGACGATCTCCCGCTCAAAGGTGGCGGCAATTCCCGGTACGGAGCGAAGGTCAGCGAGAACTTTCTATTCAACGCTTCCGACCGACTCATTACTTTGACGGACATATTCAACAGGACGTATTCAGTCAAGATGCTCAACCTTCGCGCTGCTGGCGTAATGACGAAGGATGGTCGTGACTTACAGGTGTACACAGTGTCATTCGCCCAGATTAACCAACTTACGGATCTGGGAGACGATTTGATTTACGACGTAAGTGCGTGGAATACCGGAAGGATTTATTCATAATGGCATTAGATTCAGTGACAGCCGGTAATACGGCTAACGCAACAGACATTAACCAATATAAGGAAGCACTGGAAGGTACCAGGGACTTCTCGCCTTTGATGAAAGCAGCGTCAGGGACGGACTTCTATGTACGGATGTCCAACACTGGTGGTGGTCAGTTCTTCAAGGTACAGAACTCCAGTGCTGCGGACGCGCTGGTAGTGAACTCTGCCGGGGTTGTGACTCCTACGACGTTACAGATTACCAACGAGGCATCTCCGTCTGATGTTACAGCAGGTCGTATCTCGTATAACTCCACGAAAAACGTGTTGGTCTACGGGAACGCATCACAGGTGGTGGAGATAGCTGACGGTGCGAGTACCAACCTGGCGGTACTTGGGTCTGAGCAGACGGTGAATAACACTACGACGCTCACGACTCTGACGGACTTCACCTACGCTCTCGTAGCAAACGCGACATACGTGGCAGAGTTCGTGCTGATCTACCTGTCAGGTACGACCCCGGATGTGAAGTTCCAATGGGACATCTCATCGGTATCAGGATGCACGATTGAGTGGGGACAGACTGGAGCGTCGGCCATTAACGCTGCTGCTCCGTCTGGTGGTGCAGCTATTACTACATACAACTCTATGCACGATGTGAGCCAGACGATGGCTTTGGCAGGTCAAGGTACGGGTGCTGACAACAAGGTCGTAGTACCGGTATTCGCAACGATTCACAACAGCACGACAGCAGGGAACCTGAACCTTCAATGGGCACAGAACACTGCTGACGCATCTGACACGAAGTTACTGGTAGGTAGCTACATGAAGATAACGAGGAACGCATAATGGACGAGAAAAAGAAACCATCCTTCTTTAAGCGTGTATTCGCTCTGAAGGACATACATTTACCACCGATACATCTCAGGTTTCCGAACTGGAAAACCCCAGAGATAAACCTGCGTATGCCGAAGTTCGGTGGATGGCAACCGCCTAACCTAAAGATCGCTTCTGTGCGTGGCATGACGATTACAGGCGGTGTCTGGAAAGTCGGTACGCTCGGTGTAGGTATCGGACTCCTTGTGACAGGATTCGCTATCGGTACGTCAGTGGTATTCACTCGTGCTGCACCTCACTTCCCTGAGCCAGCACAGTACCAGGTAGCAGCAGTAGCCCCTGACCAGACGCTCAAGGTCGGTGAGAAGTGGCAAGTACCAGACACAGCATCACTCGAAGAACGTGAGCTTATGACCAACACCTTGCTTATCAACATGAGTGGGGCCAGAGCGAGCAACATAACGATTAACGACGTTGATATCGGTGCCACGTTTGGGAGCGCCACGGACACTATCAAGATCATAGGAGCTTCCGGCAAGGTAATCGAGTGTGAGGAAGTGATACTGGATAACGTCACTGCGACGAAGATCACGATTGCAGACAGTCAGTTCCACACGTTCAACATTCTGGGTAATCAAGCGTCAGGTATCAGTATTGGCGGTACGTTAAGCAGTACCCCTGCGGCGATAACGGTTCAGTCAGAGCGTGGTGCAGTGAGTATCCCGGCAGTTGGTGGTGGTGGAAGTTCATTCGACAAGATTGAGATAAACAGTGCGACCGCATCCAGTCAGTGCAAGAAGCTGACCATCTCTGACGTTCAGGCATACGGGGGTGGTATCAGCATCGCCAACCTACATGCCGGTACGTTCACCCTTCAGAACTCGAAGTTCGGTGCGGACGCAGACCTGAGTACGTTTGAGCTAGTGGTGGCTGCTACTACGTTGTACTCAGTCGGCACGTTCTCGAATAACGTTGAAAAGAACATCATAGTCAAATGAAGCGGACGATTGCTGCTGGGTTAGCACTAGGAATATTCCTCCTGCTACCGGCTGCGCTTCCGCACTACACCGGCGTGTCGTATGAGCCAGTCACGGCTGCTCCTATGCCTACGGTGAATCCACCAGTCATAGAGTCTCCACCTCCCCAGGTGAGTATCTTTGACCGAGTACTCCCTGACGTACACGTACAAGCTGAGGAAGCCATCATTCCGGTCCAGTATCTCGGTTACTGGGATCTGATGTTCATCCTGGCTGAAACAAGTTGGCGGCCTCACATAACGTCCAACACGTTCTATGCGGAGGAGCTAGGGATGTGGTTCCACGACGATTACTACAGGGACAAGTTGTATGCCCTGATGATGTGTGAGTCCACAGGCAGGCCTGATGCTATTGGAGACTTAGATACCGGCCCATCCTACGGGCTGTTTCAGATCAATGTGCGCTATTGGAATCAACTGATCGGGACTCGTGATGTTCTCGACCCATACGACAACGCACAGATCGCCTATGAGATATGGAAGCACTCGGACTACAGCTTCAAGCGGTGGTCATGCGATCCCACGGAGGGATAGAAGGGGGGTGACATAAACCATGACTGAACAGGAAGAAAAAAACTCCAAGAAGGCCAACGGCTCCGGTACAACGATTACCGGAGTCCAGTGACTGCTATTAGTAGGAATAATTTTCGTACCCGTTGTTATGGTTTGGAGTCCCAGTCTTGGGATTTCAAGTCAAAAATGACTAGCACTTGGCGCTCGAATCATTTGGTCCGCAACGGGGAACGTAGAAACTTTACAAAATATAGAGGGGCTTCTCACAGCTCTCGCGGTCCTTTCGCTACCTGTATCGGCTGGCCTAGGGAAATTGTTTGAAGCATTTTCGTCTGAGATAGAGGCGAGAAGGAGAGAGGAATAATGCCACGTACATGCCCGGATTGTGATGAACGCTATTGGGAGAAGTGTCAGTGTGGCTTCGACCCTGAGATGGAGCAAGGCAATGAGTGAGCCATTTACCTACCGAATAGCGAGGAACACTATCAGAGTCTACGACGGCGATACGTTTAAGTGCTCTATTGACTTGGGCTTCTCGATAATTTTGGAGAACCAATCGGTGCGTCTGAGCGGAATCAACTGTCCGGAGATACGCACCAAAGACAAAAGGGAAAAAGCGTTGGGCTATGAGGCGAAGGAAAAGCTAATAGAGATACTAGATGAAGCGACCGAGATCACACTGCAATCGTTGGGAAAAGGAAAGTTCGGACGCGTCATTTCGATTTGCTACGCAGACGGTCAAAACGTGAACGACATGATGGTGGAGTCAGGACTCGCCAGGCCGTATGACGGAGGCAAGAGATCGTCATGGTTTTAGAACAAATGTTCTATAATAAACGAAGCAAAATAAGGGGTGACGTATGGAGTTCCTTAACTGATAGAACTGATGCTGGGGATTACCGGATTGTTAATCGCTGGTTCGTGGTTCGTGGAATGGATAACTGATGAGACTAAAATTCGCAGGAAGCCTAAACGGAAACACGTACACCGGGATGCCCGTCGGCGGCATCGTCACAAGTGAATTTGGTGTCATTAGACCCAAGCTCTCAGGGCAAGGTAAGGGACATTCCGGGGTTGACATTTCAAAAACTGGCATAGAAGGCACTCCGATACTGGCACCGATGGACGGAGTGGTTAATGATAGGTTTACGACAGAAGAAACAGTCTCGTGGCGGCAAAATGTCGCGCGGATTTTTGGTAACTGCGTCATGCTTCGTCATAACGACAGCGACGGTGGTCTTCTTGGGTACACTCTTTATGCTCACATGGCTGGAACGCCAAACGTCGAACGTTCTCAATCCGTCCAGCAAGGAGACACGCTCGGGGTCGTAGGCAATACCGGCCAGTCAACAGGACCGCATCTCCATTGGGGCTGTACTGTTGCAGACAATCCCTACTTCAGTCGAAGTAAGGGACTCAACAATCCATTCAACTTCCTAGATACAGGTGATGAAGACTCCGTATCTGTGAACCAGGCTGAGTTCGATGAGCGTCAGCAAAAGGGTAGTGATCTGATCGATGCTGGTCAGAGCATCCTGAACGATGTAATCGACGACCTTCAAGGCAAGGTCGAGGATATGGAGTGAGTATGACTGAGGAATATAAGGACATTCTGGAACGAGCAATCTCGACCGGGGTTCAAGCGGCAATCGGTGTGACTGCTGGTATGTCACTAGCGAACGTGGACATGGATGCTATGGCGCTTATCGCCACTGTGTTTATAAGTGCGGCTGCTAGTGTCG